GGACGTGTCAAATAATTGAAAGGAAATAAAAAATGGCACTAGGTACTAATCATGTCACCAAGACCACTGCGGATAAATTTATCCCAGAGATTTGGAGTGACGAAATTGTTGCAGCTTACAAGCAAAATCTTGTTGCTGCTAATATGTTCAGCAAGATGTCTTTCAAAGGCAAAAAAGGCGATACGCTTCACATTCCGAAGCCTACTCGTGGAGCAGCATCTGTTAAAGCAGCTTCAAGTCAGGTTACACTGATTGCAGCAACTGAGACAGAAATTCAGGTTCTTATCAACAAGCACTACGAGTACTCACGTTTGATTGAGGACATCGTTGAGACACAAGCTCTAAGCTCTCTACGAAAGTTCTACACTGATGACGCTGGTTACGCTCTTGCTAAGCAAGTTGATACTGACTTGATTCAGCTTGGTCGAGCAGTTGGTACAGGTACTGCGTACTCTACTGCTGCTGCATCAACTAACGCATTCATTGGTTCTAACGGTACAACAGTCTACAACTCTACAACTTCTAATGCTGCTGCATTGGCTGATGCAGGTATCAGACGTTCTATCCAGCGACTCGATGATGCTGACGTACCAATGACTGATCGTTGCTTGATCGTTCCTCCAACAACTCGTAACACTCTTATGGGTCTAGCTAGATTCACTGAGCAAGCGTTTGTTGGTGATGTTGGTTCAGCAAACACAATCCGTAACGGTATGATTGGTGATCTATATGGTGTAACAGCCTATGTATCAACCAATGCTGACACGGCTGCTGGAAGTTCTGGTACTGACCGTATCTGTCTACTTGCACACAAGGACGCTTTTGTTCTTGCTGAGCAGATGGGCGTACGTTCTCAGACTCAGTACAAGCAAGAGTACCTCGGTACGCTATTCACATCAGATATGCTTTACGGTGTAGCTGAGTTGCGTGATAGCTCTGCTGTTGCTCTAGCTGTTCCTGCTTAATTAAGCAGATAACTCCCCAGGCTCACAAGGCTTGGGGAGTCTTATTATTCTCGTTCATCCATTAGGACGGAAGTAGGGAAACCGAAGGAACGCATCTTTCTTTATTGGAGGGTGTTATGACTTGGAAAGACTTCTGCCGTAAGCGTGAATTAGATAATCACAAAAAACAAGAACTACTTAAACTACGACAAAGGAAACACTATGTGGACTAAGCCTGAATACACTGAGATGAGATTTGGTTTTGAAGTCACAATGTACATTGCAACTAAGTAAGGACGTATAATGGCGATATATAGAGGAGCAGGAGGACCAGGAGACGCAACTACAGATGCTGCTAATGAAGCTAGTGTAGCTTCTACAAAGGCTGCTGAAGCTGCTGCTTCCGCTACTGCTGCTGCCTCTTCTGCCACTTCTGCTACTACCTCAGAAACTAATGCTGCTACATCAGCAACGTCAGCTTCTACATCTGCAACTAATGCTGCTTCATCTGCACTAGCTGCTGCAACATCTGAAACAAATGCAAGCATATCAGAAACTAACGCAGCAACTTCTGCTTCTAATGCTGCTACTTCAGCAAGTAATGCAGCTACATCTGAAATTAATGCTGCGACATCAGAGACTAACTCAGCTACGAGTGAAGCAAATGCTGCTACATCGGCTGCTACGGCTGCTGCTGAAGCTGCTGCAGCACTGGCTGCTTTTGATAACTTTGATGATAAATACTTAGGCGCTAAGGCATCTGATCCTACACTAGATAATGACGGTGACGCTTTAGTTGCTGGAGCATTATACTTTAACACTACATCAGGTGTTATGAATGTTTACACTGGTTCTACTTGGGTAGCTGCTTATGTATCTGCTGCTGGTGTTTTACTTCAATCTAATAACTTATCTGATGTTGCCAGTGCATCAATAGCTAGAACTAATCTTGGTTTAGGTACTAGTGATAGTCCTACTTTTAATGGTATTTCAGCAGGTAGTTTTGGAGGATCACCAAAATTTCAAGTAGATCCTAATTCAAACAGTGTTACTGTAAATAGTAATTTATCTATAGATGGTGCTGTATCATCTACAGGATCATTAACTCTATCTGAGGATTTAAATGCTATAAGTCCTAACATAACTTTTATATCTTCTGGTTATGCTAATTACACTTTAAAAGATGATACTGGGGATTTTAAAATAACTAGTGGTTTGTCCCCAACTGCTAAATTTATAATTTTAGATAACGATAATGTAGGTATTAATACAAACACTCCTGCTGAAAAATTAGATGTATCAGGAAATATTGCTGTATCTGGAACTGTAGATGGTAGAGATATAGCTACTGATGGTACTACGTTAGATACTATAGAACCGTTAGCTAACAGTGCTACACAACCTGGTGACAATGTATCTACATTGACTAACGATGCAGGTTACTTAACATCATTTACAGAAACTAACGATCTTACGTCTGCAGTTACATGGGCTAACGTACCAGACGCAAACATCACACAAAGCTCTGTCACACAGCATCAGACTGCTCTCAGTCTTACAGAATCACAGATTAGTGATCTAGGTACTTACGTTACTAAAACGTCTGCTACAGGCTCTGCTGAGGTTCCTAGCGGTACTACAGCACAACGTGATGGTTCACCTAGTGCTGGTTACTTACGATTTAATACTACTGATACTTCCTTTGAAGGCTACGATGGTTCTGCATGGGGAGCTATTGGTGGCGGTGGTGGTGCTAGTGGTGGTGGATCTGATGCTATCTTTTATGAGAATGGTCAGACAATAACTACCAGTTATTCTATTACAGCAAATACAAACGCAATGTCTACAGGACCACTAACAGTTAATAGTGGTGTTTCAGTAACAGTCCCTAGTGGCTCAAGATGGGTGGTGTTATAAATGGCAATGATACTTGACGGTACTACTGGTATACAGACTCCTGGAGTTTATACCACTGTGCCTTTTATAGAGAACGATCAAAGCATAGATGCAGACTACACAGTAGGTGCAACTAAGAATGCTGCAAGCATAGGTGACATAGAGATTAGCACTGGCGTTACAGTAACTGTAGCATCTGGTGGGAACTGGGTGATCTTATGAGTACGCTAAGAGTTGACAGCATACAAGACACTGCTGGTGTTGATAATCAAGGCAAGATAATACAAGTTGTTCATTTTGACACACCAACTGTAAGATTTCAGGCTGCAGTATCAACAATGACTGATACTGGTTTCTCCGTATCAATTACGCCTAAATTTGCAAATAGTAAAATTAAAATAGACTTTTGTGCAACAGTGCTATCTAGTGCTCATTATGTCGCTTTAGATATTTATAGAGATGGAACAACAAGTTTAAGTGGAGATACTGCTAACGGTCTTACAGGTAGTGTCTGTTATTACACAACATACTGGCAAAATGTTTCAATGTTTATAGTTGATTCTCCAAACACAACTTCTGCAGTTACTTATAATATTTTTGCAAAAACTTATTCTGGAACAGTAACTGTTGGTGGTGCTGGTGTAGGCGGTACTATTTATCCAAACGGTGTTCTTTTATCAGCTACGGAGATTGCACAATGATTAACTTAGACGGAGTTGCTGAAAAATCAGATGCACTTATATCTTTACGTCCTAACGCACAATGGGCAATGCGTGGTGATGAGCTTGAGTGGTTAGACACAGAGCAAACACAACCAACAGATGCAGAGATAGATGCTGAAGTTATTAGACTACAAGCTGAGTACGACGCTAAACAGTATGCAAGAGACAGAGCAACTGCTTATCCATCAATCCAAGAACAACTCGATATGCAGTACTGGGATAGTGTGAATGGTACAACTACTTGGAAGGATGCTATTGCTGCTGTTAAGACGGAGAATCCTAAGCCATGAGTACAATTAAGGTAGACACAATCAAGAACACTAGCAATATAGAAGTCTTTACCTGCAAGGCGTGGGTTAACTTTAATGGTCAAGGCGCTGTAGCAATTAGAGAATCAGGAAATGTGAGTAGCATTACTGACAATGGTGCAGGTAACTTTACAGTTACATTTGCTACTGCAATGACAGATGTAAATTATGCTGTTGCTTCAAGTCAGGCATTTAACAATAATGTTGCAAGTTCAGGAAACACTACAAATCCTCCTATTAATAATAACTTTGCTACAGGTTCTTTTAGATATTCCACGCCTAACGCTAGTGGTGTTTTAATAGATAGTCTTTACAATTATGTAGCAGTCTTTAGGTAAATCAAATGAGTACACTTAAAACAGGAAAAGTAAAGACAACAACAATAGCTGACGAGTTAGACACAGAGTCTACTGCGGTCACTAATGTGATTAACGGATCTGCAAAGGCATGGATAAATTTTAATGGATCTACAGACGCTATTCTTTCATCTTTTAATGTTACTAGCTTAACTAATGTTGGTACAGGAAGGCACACAATTAATTTTACTACTGCTTTTAACGATACAAATTATTGTGTTGTCACAGGAAATAATGATTTTTCCGGTGATTCTGGTCTTAGAACTACAGGAGTTGATAACAGCACTTCTAAAACAACGTCAAGTGTATCTATCTCAACCAAATATAACAGTAGTGGTGCTACAGGTACTTTAATTGATTATAGTGTTCAAAACGGTGTAGTTGTATTTAACTAACAAGGAGCAATAATGGATAAAAGAATTATATATCCCACAGATGACGGAGGAGTTGCAGTCATAGTACCTGCTCCTAATTGTGGATTAACAATAGAACAGATCGCAGAGAAGGATGTACCTACTGGCAAGGAGTATCAGATTGTCGATGTAGCTGACATCCCTAGTGATAGAACTTTTAGAGATGCTTGGGAGTATTTATAATGCCGATTGTAACTAACTTAACTAAAGCTAAGACTATTGCACATGATATGCGTAGAGCTAAACGTGCTGAAGAGTTTGAGCCACATGATGAAGTTATATCTAAGCAGATCCCTGGTGCTGATG